CAGGAAACGGGCAGCTGCCAATGTGGGACCTAAACCTACAAACGTTAAAACAATCGTTAACAGAAAAAAAGCAGCAGACGGATATTTTGGTCCGAGTATCTCGGGCGAATATGGTGGAGTTAATTTAAGTAATTCAAGTTCAAGAAAATATTATGGAAACATGTTGAAAGGATTTAAAATATAATGTCAGGTGGCGGTTCATTTTCTAGTGATCAAAAGTTTACAACGCTTACAGCGGACGGTAATTTTAAAACTATAACAGGTGGTTCAACTAATTTAGGGCCATGTAGAGTTACATACATACAAGCTCACGGTGGAACAAACTGTTTAGTAAAACTACATGATGGGACTGGAACAGGTGGGTCTTTAGAGTTTCAAGCTAAATTTAGTTCTGAGGGACTCGATATAATGGTTCCCGGTTCTGGCATAAGATTCAAAACAGGAGTTTATTTGGATTTAACTACAACAGACTCTGTAACAATAGGATATACGGGATAATGAAATCAGACGTAAAGGCAGTTAGAAAAGCAAGCACAGGTTCTGTATTTGCAGGTAGAACAAGACTAAGAGGAATTATACTTGCTTCAGATGGAACAGGAGCAGGAACAGTTATATTACAAGACGGAAACTCAGCAACACAGTTTCAAGTAGATGTGCCAAGCGGGGATGTATTTGCATACAATCTTGCAGAAGATGGAATTTTATTTGAAGGTGGAATGACTGTTTCAACTCTTACAAAAGCTACTGTAACTGTTATTATAGATAAGTAGGAGGCTAAATGGCTAACACTACCTCTGGAACTCAAGTTTTTGAAAAAAATTTTTCTATTGATGAAATAGTAGAAGAAGCTTTTGAAAGAATGGGTATTCAAAATGTATCTGGATATCAATTAAAAACTTCTAGAAGAACTTTAAACATTATGTTTCAAGAGTGGGCCAATAGAGGTCTACATTATTGGGAAGTTGAAAACACATCTATAACTTTAGCAACGGATCAAACAGAGTATACAATATTTAGATCCTCTGCAGAAGGGGCTTCTAATGGAGTCACAACTACTTTGTCAGCAGGTATTAATAGCAGCGTTACAACTTCCCAATAATGT